CCAAGCAATTTCTCCCCGAAAACTACCTCAACGGTCCCAGCCGGTCCGTGTACGGGCCAAACCGAGCAGAATTGATAGGGATACTCACCTGATGACTACGCCGCTCTATGGGGCTACTGAGCCCCGATTACACAGTCCGTACCTAAAGACTAAAAACAAAGGCGAGGAGATCTCGCAGCTAGCCGACTCAATCGGCGTACCGCTTTTACCGTGGCAGCGGTTTGTAATTGACGATATGACCTCGGTAAACGAGGAGGATATGTTTATTCGTAAAACAAACCTCGTGTTATGCAGCCGGCAACAAGGTAAAACGCACCTCGCTCGTATGATGATGCTTAGCCATATGTTCTTATTTGATAGCCCTAACGTGCTAATTATGAGCTCTAATAGATCGATGGCTTTAGACACCTTTAGGCAGGTGGCCTACGCTATCGAGGCTAACTCCGAGTTAGCTAAGCAAGTCAAACAGATCCGGTATGCCAATGGTACGGAGTCGATCGAGCTAAAAAACGGACACCGCCTCGACGTAGTAGCGGCTACTAGAGACGGCAGCCGCGGCAGGTCAGCCTCATTTTTATACATCGATGAGGTACGCGAGATCAGCGAGGAGGGCTTTAGAGCAGCTACTCCTACGACTAGGGCTAAGCCAAACGCTCAAACCTTGCTTACCTCTAATGCCGGCGATGCGTTTAGCACCGTACTTAATGAGCTACGCGAGAGAGCTTTAACTAACCCGCCTCCTACGTTTGGGTTTTATGAGTACAGCGCTCCACAGTTTGCCCGGATCGATGACGTAGAAGCGTGGGCTATGAGTAACCCGGCTTTAGGTTATACGGTCACACTAGAGGCGCTAGAGGAGGCGGTAGCTACTCAGCCAATCGAGACTACAAAAACAGAGCTGTTATGCCAATGGATCTCGAGCACTCAAAGCCCGTGGCCGTATATGTCGGTCGAGGATGCAGGCGATAAGGATCTTAAGCTAATACCCGGGCCTCTTACCGTGTTTGGCTTTGACGTAAGCCCGTCGCGCCGCGATGGCTCGGTCGTAATGGGCCAGCTGCTCGATGATGGACGTATAGGCGTAGCTGTACTCGAGATGTTTCACAGCGACGTATCAATCGATGAGCTTTATATGGCCAACCGTATCGCCTACTGGGCTAAACAGTATTACCCTCGTACGGTTTGCTATGACAAGTACACGACGGCCTCAATCAGCAAACGCCTCGAAATAAACGGCATACACGTAACCGACATCTCAGGGCAAAAGAGTTATCAAGCGGCAGGGGACTTACACCAAGCTCTATCAAATAAGAAGCTCGTACACTCCGGGCAGGATGAGCTCGTCGCACATATGCAAAATTGCGCGGCCAAGGAGTCAGATGCGAGCTGGAGATTAATACGGCGTAAGTCCGCCGGGCCGATCGATATAGCTATCGGCCTCTCGATGGTAGTCCACGTACTCAATCAACCAATGGGCGAGGCTAAGGTTTACATCTAAGACACGCCGCGATTAATCGGTTTTATCCTTGACATTTTGAGAAAATCCTACCTATGGGATTACTCCAAACGCTAGGGCTTAAGAGCTCTGATAAACCTCGGGTAGAGGCTCAGTATGCACCCGCCGTAATGGATACTACTTACGGCTATGGATCATTTAATACTAATAGCGCTTACGGATATAACGGTATCGGTATCGATCGTAATTTTGCTTTACAAGTAGCAAGCGTTGCACGTTGCCGTAATTTAATTGCCGGTGTTATTGCATCTATTGATTTATCACTTTACAAAAAATCAACAGGCGAAAAATTAGGCTCTCCGGTTTGGTTAGAGCAACCGGATATTAGACAACCTCGCAGCCTTACTATTTCGGCTACCGTCGATAGTTTGATATTTTATTCGGTCGCATATTGGCGCGTGACCTCTTTGTACGCCGATGATGGTAGACCGTCCGGCTTTGAGTGGGTCGCTAATAATCGCGTTACCTTTACTACTAATCAATACGGTACAGAGGTTAAAGATTATTTCGTAGATGGCAATTTAGTACCGATGGCCGGTATTGGATCTCTCGTTACTTTCCAATCGTTGCTACCTGGTGTATTACAAACGGCGAGCACTACTATCCGCGCAGCTTATGACATCCAAAAGGCAAGTGCGGTAAGTGCAGCTACACCAATGCCTACAGGTATTCTAAAAAATAACGGCGCAGATTTACCGGAGACTCAGATACAAGGTCTACTCGCAGCGTTTAAGAGTGCTAGACAAAATCGCAGCACCGCATATTTAACGAGCACCCTCGAATATGTACCTACGTCATTTTCACCTAAGGACATGACATATAACGAGAGCTCACAATATCTCAGCACCGAAATCGCGCGCGCGATGAACGTACCGGCGTACCTTATCTCTAGCGATATGAATAACTCGATGACGTATCAAAATATTTTAGATGGTCGTAAAGAATTCGTAGCGTATTCGTTGCAGCCTTATATTTCAGCTATTGAGGATCGTCTATCGATGAACGACATTACAAATTCATCTAATCAGGTTCGCTTTGCCGTCGATGATACTTTCCTACGCGTAGATGCTAAGGATCGTTTAGACATCATAGAGAAAATGTTAAACCTACAATTAATCGATGTAGACCAAGCACGACAAATGGAGCAACTAACACCGCTAGGAGATACAAGTGCTACTAACGTTTAGCCAAGAAATACAGGCAGCCGATACAGAGCGCCGGATCATTTCCGGGCTTGTTGCGCCATATGGTGAGGTCGGTTTTACAAGTGCAGGCCCGGTTATGTTTGAGCGCGGCTCAATCGCTATTCCGGATGCAACAAAAATAAAATTACTATCGCAGCATCAACAGGATAAACCCGTAGGTCGCGCTATGAGCTTTAGTGAAGCTAACAATGGCGTGTACGGATCGTTTAAGCTTTCGAGTAGCACTCGAGGACAAGATGCTCTCGTATTAGCTCAGGAAAACCTAGTATCCGGCTTATCCGTAGGGGTCGATGTAACGGCCTCTAAGCCTATGGGGGATTACCTGTTAGTAACGGCGGCGGTCCTCAAAGAGGTAAGCCTCGTTGAGAGCGCAGCCTTTTCTAGCGCCTCCGTAACTGATATTGCAGCGGCTCGAGCAGCGCTTGAGGCAGCTACAAGTACAAGCACAAAAGAAAAAACTACAACGATTAATACGACAATCGTAGAGATCGAAACCGAAACAGAAACCGAAAGCGAGGAAGCTGTGACTACAGCCCCAGAAAATACACCGGAGGAAACTCCGGTAGATACACCGGTCGAGGCTGAAAAGGTCGAGGCCGCTCGTAAGATCATCCGTCCATCCGTACTAGACTCTCAGCGCGTACGCACACCTATCGTATCGATGGGCGCATACACAGAGCACAAAATCAAAGCTGCTCTAGGTAACGAGGACTCAAAGCTTTACGTAACCGCCGCGGATGATAGTTTTTCTACAAACCCGGCGTTTAATCCGACACAATACCTATCTGAATTCCCAACAAATACACGTTTTGGCACACCTGCCATCGATGCCTGCTCAAGAGGAGTTTTGCCATCTAGCGGTATGAGCATTAACGTCCCATCTTTGGTTACCTCAGCTGGAGGCGGTACAGGTGTAGCACCTGTCGTAACCGTTGAGGCTGAAGCCGGAGCGGTACAGAATACTGGTATGGAAACGGCTTACCTAACAGGTACCGTAAATAAGTACTCAGGTATGAATACGATCAGCGTAGAATTGCTTGAGCGCTCAGATCCTAATTTCTATGCAGAGCTAACTACTCAGCTACAAAATGCGTATCTAAAGACAATCGATACAACTGTCCTTAATGCACTTATTACCGCAGGACAACAGGGTGCAACTCAGGCAGCTACAAGCGCTGGAATTATCGGTTACTCAGCTGATGCAGCTCGTAAGGTTTACGAAGCTACAGGCTATTTCGCACAGAATTACATCGCGAACGGATCACAATGGCAGCTACTACTCGGCGCAACCGATAGCACAGGCCGTCCAATTTACTCAGCATCTCAGCCAATGAACGCAGGCGGCTTAACTCAGCCGGGCTCAATTCGTGGAAACGTATTAGGTCTTGATCTATACGTGGATAAGAATTTCACCGCGACTACAACAGTAGACGACTCCGCGGTTATTTTGGCACCGGAAGCGTTTACCGTTTACCAATCACCACAGGCATATATGTCAGTAAACGTAGTATCTAACCTACAGGTGCAGGTTGCTATTTATGGTTATATGGCAACAATCGCCAAGATGCCAAATGGCATCGTCCGTTTTAATCTAACCTGATAAAAACCTAATAGTCGGTAGGGCTCTTAGCCCTTTGAGCCCTACCGGCCCTTTTTAAGTAAGGAGTAAAAGATGCCGGCTACATACGTAACCGAGGCCGAGTTGCGCGCTAATCTCGGCATCGAAAATTTATACTCATCGAGCACCGTCGAGGAAGTTTGCCAAACGGCTCAAGATTTACTTAATCAGTTTTTATGGTTTGACTCAGCTCCAGTAGTGGGCACGGCTCTACAAAATAACGTAGCTACGATTATGATCGCTAACCCTGCAATATTTACTACGGGTGACTCGGTGACGTTAAGTGGATGCGGCTCAACCTTTAACGGCACTTACACCATTACCGGCACTATTCCGTGGACGGCTGGCACTACTACTAATTTTCCATCTATAGCATTTAATAACTACGCTTTTAATTGGCCTAATGGATATAGCTTTATACAGTTTGCTAAAACCGCAGCTGATCGCAATTTTACTCGCGTATTACCTTACGGCTCAGCCGTGGGCGCAGATACAAAGACAAACTCATATGCAACTACTCCGGCGGTAAGAGAAGCTGC